CGGGGCGCCCGGAGTTTTCCGCAGTGGATGCGACCGGGCGCACCATCACCCTCCGGAAGCCGACCACCTGGGAAAAGTTCGAACTTCCCCGGCGACTCGGCGGCGACTCGGTAAACCCCGGTTGGCTCTTTCAGGCGCGCATGATCCAGCACGTCAAGCAGATCGGCGAGGATACCGACGTGTTCTTCACCAACGACCGCGAGCTGAAGGCCATCGTCGATTCCCTGGGTGAGGAAGGCATGGCGACGGTTGAAACCCTCTATGTGACCCACTTCATGGCCAGCGGGGACAGCCGGGCGGAAATAAAAAAGTAGCGACCGACCCGGAGCTACAGGAGTGCCTTTGGTTGGTAAAGAATGGCGTTCCATGGGATGTAGCTTTCGGAGTCGAAGAAACCCTTAGATCGGCCATGTGCATCACCTTCAGCATCATGGAAGGGCACAAATTCAACTGGAACACCATGAGATACGAGGAACCGACATGACACTTGATTGGAACGCGGTGGGAACTATTTGCGGATCGCTGGGCGGATTTGCACTTGTCGGCAAGTGGCTGATGAAGAGTGTGGAGAAAAGCAACGAAACGCTCCCTGTCATAGTTCAATCGCTCACCGTCATGAATAAGGGCATGGAAGAACTTTTCCATAGCAGGAACCAGCATGAAAAGCGGCTTGAGCGTGTTGAAACAGTCCACGACATCAGGGGATGCAACACGCCGTTCACACAGGTTCGATCAGGCGAAGATCGGCGGCACGAGGAAAGCTGATGGAATTCTCCAGCATGGAACATTTCGCAGGGCATCTGGCGCATCTGGCAGCCGCGGAAACTCTTGCGCTGCATAAGGGCCTTGAGAAATGCGCCATGCTGGTGGAGAAGACGGCAAAAGCCGAGATCGGGACCTACCAGACCGCAGCCGGGCCGTTCCAGGACTGGGCCGAGCTGGCCGACGTAACGCAAGAGGAGAGGGAACGCCTCGGCTTCACTCCGAATGACCCGCTCGAGCGGTCCGGAGAACTCGGGGAGTCTATCACGCACGAGACGGAGCTTCTTGAGGCGGTCATCGGGTCCACCTCCCCGGTCATGGAGTACATGGAGTTCGGCACCCCGACCACTCCGCCGCGGCCCGTGCTCGGCCCGGCGATGTTCAGGAACAAAGAGAAAATCAGGAAGATCATCGGCGGCGCAGCAATCAGCGGGCTTGTGGGTGGGGCGGCAATCCACGCGTCTCTTGGGTACGACATGGAGGTGGAGAAGTGAGCTTAGAAGCCTACAGCGTTGCCGTAAAGCTCAGCCTGGTTAACCACGTCTCCTCTGGTTTGCTGGCCATGTCCGCACAGTTCAATAAGACCGGCAAAGACGCCAAGGCCCTGCAGGCGGAGCTCCACAAAATCAAGCTCGCGGGGGCTATTGGCGGCGCCATGATGGGAGCGGGCGCGCTTGGGCTGGCTGCTCTGTTTAAGGGCCCCCTGGAGGAGGCCAAGAAGTTCCAGGTTGAGGTGGCCAAGTTCTCCTCCCTCGGTTTCGGCTCGGCCATCGACAATCAGGCTATGCGGTTTGCTAGCGGCATGAAGACCATCGGCACTAGCGCGCGCGACAACATGTCCATCGTCGGGGATGCCATGGCCGTCTTCAAGGACCTGGGAGAAGCCGAGATGGTTTCTCCGCTCATGGCCAAGATGAAATTCGCCAATGAGGTCATCTTCGGGGCAGGCGGCGGTGATCGCGACAAGAAGCTGATGGACATGATGAAGGTTGCTGAGTTTCGCGGCGGCACCAAGAGCCCTGAGGAATTCGCTCGGCAAGCCAATTTCGCACAGCAGGCGATAGCGGGGAGTCGGAACAGGGTTGACCCTACCGCCATGCTGCTAGCCCTCAAGACGGGCGGTGTCGCGCTTTCCCGCAGGAGCAATGAGGCATTCTACCTCGGAGCAGAGCCGCTCCTGCAGGAATTCGGAGGGAGCAGGTACGGCACAGGGGCAATGAGCATCTATCAGAACCTGGTGCAGTCGCGCGGATCGATCACGGCACAGCAGGAGCTGTACCGGCTTGGACTGCTCAATAAGGACATGGTCCAGTTCAACCAGCTCGGCAAGCTCAAGAAGGCGCTCCCCGGCTCATTTCTCGGCTCAGCCACCCTTGAGAAAGAGGGCGAGCTGGCATTGCTTGAAAAGGTGCTCCTCCCGGCTTTCGCCAAGAAGGGCATCACGACCGAAGAGGCTGTGTTGCGCGAGCTCGGCATGATCATGGGGAATCGTACAGGGTCCTCTCTCATGTCCAGGATCTACCAGCAGCGCGAAAAGCTGCACATGCAGACCGACGCCAACTATCACGCCGAGAATCTTGACCAGGCGAGCGCACGGGCGGCCGGGACGCTCCAAGGTAAAGAGGCGGACCTGCACGCCAAGTGGGCAACCCTGATGAAGGATCTGGGCGTCACCATCCTGCCCATGGCGATTACCGGAGTCAGGGCGCTAACCTCGCTCCTGAAGGGCGCGGCCTGGGTAGCCGAGGAATTCCCGACTCTCACGGCTGGGCTCATGGGCGCATTCACCGCAGTGTCTATCGCCCTCCTTGGCGGTGGCGCATACCTCGGGCTCACGGCTGCATTCAAGGCTCTGGCGCTCGCATTGCCGGGGATTTCGGGGGTTGGTGGCATTCCGCTCCTTACCGCATCCCTGGTGGGTGAGGCAGGGCTCGTGGTGGCATGCGGGGCAGCTGGCTACGCGGTCGGCACCCTGATAAACAGCGGGATCAACGGGTTTGTTAAATGGATCACCGGAGGCAAGCAAGACAGCCTTGGTGGCTGGGTTTATGACGCCACTCACTGGAAGGACTCCGGAAAGTCGACAGCCGTTCCCGTTGATTTTGGATCTGCAGAGGCAGGCTACCAGCGTCCTGCATCTCGTGCCAGTGTCACCCATGTGACCAACGTCCATCTCGACGGCCATAAAATCGCGCAGGTGGTGACCAAGCATCAGTCCCGCGCAGCATCGCAGCCGCAGGGAGGCATGACCGGCTTTGATGCCTCGATGCTGTTTCCTTCTCCAGCCCACTCGTACTAGGTGACCAGATGGCCGTAAAACTCACCATAGATGCTTTTGAGTTTCTAGGATTCGAGGTGCCCGACTCCATTGGATTCGGCGGCGCTCAATCCCTAGCGGTTCACAAGCTCCCGGGCGGTTCCCGGGTGGTCGACTCCATGGGCCGCGACGATGCCCCGCTGGAGTGGTCCGGCATCTTCACTGGGGCGTCCGCACTCTCCCGCGCTCGGTTCCTGGACGGGTACCGGATCGGCGGCACCATCCGCAAGCTCACGTGGGGCGCGTTCTCCTACAACGTGGTCATCCGCGAGTTTACGCCGAAATATGAGCGTGACAACCACATCCCCTATCGGATTATCTGCGAGGTGGTTGAGGATCTGACCACGCCGATCACACAGGTGGATCGCTCAGACATCGACGCCCAGATTGAAGACGACATGACGAATGCCGGCAACCTCTCGGCGTCGCTAAAGCCCTCCCTATTCGGGGCAACTCAGGCGGCAATCGCCAAACTACAAGGGAATATCGCCACAGTGGTGAGCGCCTACAATGCCGCTAAACAGGGGCTTGTTTCAGTCATCAATATGGAGATGTCGGTAATTTCCACGATTCAGACCACGATTGACGGCATCCAAGGCGAGATCTCCGGAGTTCGGGCATTGGTATCAAACGGGATCGGGGCACTGACAAATCTGTTTGGATCGGGTGCGCTGGTCATCACGGGCGGGAACGGGTCAAGTGTGGGTGCCAAGGGCGCCGCGCTCCTTCAGGCCGGAACAGTCGAGACTGCGAATTTTGCGACGCTCGGGCAGATCACTGCAGCGCTCGCACTGGTGAATCGCAACCTCGGCTACATCAATGGGGCCCCCAACGCTCAGCAGGTAACCGTCATGGGTGGCAACCTGGTTGACCTGGCCCTTCAGTATTACGGCGATGCCGCACGGTGGACAGTTATCGCCGCGGCAAACAATTTGACCGACCCGGCCATCTCCGGGCAGATAACGCTGTTCATCCCGCCAGCTGCAACGACTCCGGCCAACTCGGGGGGCGGTGCAGACGTTGGCCATTGGATGGGCGGCGATGTTGCGCTGGCTGCCTCTGGCGATCTGGAAGCGGTGCTCGGTACCACTAAAAGTCAGCAGCTGATTTTGCGCAGGCTTCTTACGAACCCGGAGGGCTACCTCTGGCATCCGACCTACGGCGCAGGCGTCCTGGCGCACGTTGGTGACACCGAGGGAAACCTCCCCTACATCGAGGGGCTGATTATTTCTCAAATGCAGCTCGAGCAAGGCGTTGCGAATCCTCAGGTGAGCTTCGACGTGTCCGGCGATGACGTCACGGCGAATATCCAGTACACGGACCTGCAAACCAACAGCAGGCAGTTTCTGTCATTCACGGTGGCCGCATGAGCGGGGTTCTTCGCCAGCCGCGCAGCATCGTGACCGTGAACGGTGGACGTATGGCGTTCGAATCCTGGGAGACCAACAGCAATGGCTATTACCAGGCCGATACCTTCACCGTGAAATTCGTCCTAAATGATGCTCAGGCTGCGTGGTGGTCCGAGCAGGCGATACTGGAAGTGATGATTTACGACGGACTTCCCACGGACCCAACGAACTTTACGGCGGCGAATCTCACGCTTCGCATTCAGGGCCGCGCCGACTCGGTGGAGCTGGATCCGATTCGAAAGACGGTCCAGGTGACCGGTCGGGATTACACCTCGAAACTGGTCGACACGAAGTCGCCGCCGCCCGACCCGAACAC